AACTGGGAAAATAGATATGCCCAATACATGGCGGCTGCATGAACCGTAAGATTTGATTAGTCCTTCCGGATAAGTTATCGTCTTATTTGCAACGGGGAATGCAGCCGCCACCCTTTTGTACAATCGGCTGTTAATGCAAATAAGACGTTGCAATATGCAGAATTCAATTTTAATTAGTGATGCGCAGGTGAGACCTGCAGGCATCAGCGTTGAGGAGGGCATGAATGCCCTCAAGTGTGAAATCAAGAAGCTCGCCAAGACCAAGAGTGAGACCTTCAGCTATATCTGCGGGGAGACCGTGACCTATGGAGAGGTTGTGCTCACCATGGTTGGTTTCGCAGCTGTGATGGCGATGGTCATGATTGGTGGTTTCATTTTCGGAGGGGAGGTAGCATGATGGTGAGCAGAATGAATACAGAGCTGTTTCATGCTCAGCTGGAGGAGAACATCGTGAGATCTGCTGACGAGCGCAAGCGCCATCAGGCAGAGTTGCAGGCTATAAGCCGGAATTACGAGAGCTCGTTGGACAGTATTGAACGCATGGAGGATGAAGCAGGGGAAAGCTACCGCTGTGCCCGTAATGCTTTCGAGAAGGCCAAAAATGAATATCAGGAAGAACTCCGTAATTGTAGAAAGCTTCGCAATGAGGCAGGATTTCGCAGAGACAAGGCGAAGGTCGAGGAGACTAATCTTTGGACACTCAATAACAATACCATCCAGAGCGACCGCCACAAAATCTTTGAGAGATACCGAGAAGCGGGGGGGGTACTTACGGGAGCAGAAGCAGAACTCCTGCACCCAGGCTGGACCAAAGACAAGAAAGGAGGAGTGAGTGATGAAGAAAAGTAGAAACCGCAGAAGACGCACAGCAAAGCTGATAACCAAGGACATCAGCAAGTGCAGGTACTTCATGAATATTGGCAAAAAAATGAACGCCCATAAGGTGGAACTCAAATTTCAGAGAGACAACAAGACTATTGGTTCTGTTGCATTCATTGAGGATGCTCCACATAAGCAGACTATTATCCGATGGCATGATCATCGCTACTTTACTCTTCGATATGGGGCTAAGGAGGCTAAGCCACTCAATATGACTCTGGCCAAGTGGAAAACCATAAACAACGATTAGATATGAAAAAGAATAAGAAGAAAGTCAAGAGAGACGTTCTCTTGCTATATTTCAGACGCTGTCGCATTCGTACTGCGCTCAATAAACGCTGGTGGGAGCTGGAGAATGAACGTAAAGAGCTCTACAAGCTAGTGGAGTACGCCAAGATTCAGTCACGATACTGCGTCAATCTGGACTGCCACCGAATAGTCGGCAGATACCTCAGAGAACTGGAGCGTGAGGAAATCCGCGTCTGCAGACTTCAGGTCAAATACGACCTATGGGCTTCCCGTCTGAGCTACTGGGTTGACCTCTATGAGTCGGCATTATACCGTCTACACCCTGGTGACAGCATTTAAGTTTTACCCTTTAAAAAATGAATATTATGCCAAGAAATAAAGATAATTTCAACAGCGAGCAGTTTGAGGAGGACCTGCTCGACGCTTACTTCCACTTCCGCAGCTGCCTCCCTGTGAAGGATGAAGACACCGGTCTTGATTACAAGAAGAGTAACAAGACCACCCAGGACATCGCCACGGAACTTGATGACATGGGCGGTGTCAGTATAGAAACCATCAACCAGTATATGCAGGAGCATGGCTACTATGTTGCCACGCAACCAGACGGAACCGTGGCATGGGCTATCTGGGAGAGAGTTGTCAAGCCAGACAGCCTGGTTTAAGTTAAAAACTCATATATTTTATTATACTACCATGTGTTATGAATAATTTTTCGTACCTTTGCAGCACGAAAAATTTTACAAAGTTTTGAAAAGCTTTGATACGGCTGACCGCTCGTGAGGGTAGTCAGCCGTATTTTTATTTTGAACCCCTCCATATTATCTTTGCATCAAAAAAGATAATATATGACCATCACATCACTTCCGTCGGGCAGTTGCTTCCTTGAGAACATCCCCGACATCGATATTCTCACGGCCAAGACCCGCCTGCTCGTCACCATCAATATAGGTGATGATATCATCTACGATGAATATCTCTATCCTGCCGATGGAGAGATCAGAGTGAGCGACCTTGCCGACATTTTCCGTCCGTATGCACGCCGGAGGCTGGCAGTCACAGCCACCATCACCATCGCCGAGCAACAGGTTCCGGACTCCGGAGACACCGACTCGGCAACAGTCACCGATACGCAGACAGCCAACCTGCAGGTCTACTATTCTACCGTAGACATCGTGGGCGTGGACTGCTCTACATTCCTCACCACCCACTTTCTCACCCTGCTGGAGGGACACAAGACCACCTACATGGGGCGACTTGAATATCTCCACTACATGGGCAAGGACACGGCAACAGTCACCGCACACTTTTCCGACAAAACCACAAAATTGTTTACCGCACCAGCCACCGGCGGCAATGACATCTACACCACCATCGACGTTTCTCCGTCAAGATTCGAGGCAGAGGGCACCGACCTTCTCTACTACGTGGTAGAGGCAGGCTCACGCTCCATGACCTTCATCATAGACAGCGAGGAGCGTGACGTGGCGCCTACTCTGCTCTTCACCAACAGCTTCGGCTGCCAGGAGCTCATCTACTGCACAGGCAAGCACGAAGTAGACCCGCAGTACACCCGCGATGCAGCCTACATGGGCGGCATCAGGGTAAACTACCGCATCACAGAGCAGCGCACATTCAACGCCGATACTGGCTATCTGGGCACAGACATGGCAAACTGGGCAGATGATCTCTTCCGCTCAGACGAGGTCTATCTGGTCAACTTCATCGGCGGGGTAGCCAAGGTGGGCAAGCGTGTCACCCTATCTGACTCAAAGTCCAAGCGCGACAACCTGCGCGACAGCGTGCCACGCTTCACCTTCAGTTACACCTACGCCCAGCGCCAGCACAACGTGCTTGACCTGCAGCGAGCCGGCCGTATCTTCGACAACACCTTTGATAACACCTTCAACTGATGAGACGCACAGCTTACCACCTCACAGAGGTGCTGCGCCTCCTGGCCAAGGCAGAGAGAGACCGCTCAACCATTAACCTGAAGGCGTGGACATCAGACGGCAAGACCGTCGACTATACAGGATGGCTGGTCAAGGGCAGCAGTTGGCGTGGCGGTTTCCATCGTCTCGTCAATCCGGCAAATGCCGAGGTTCGAACCGTTCCGGACATCTACATTCACCAGTTCCTGGGCTTACCAGTATATTTATGACATGAAACAGAAAAAATATCAGCTTCAGCAAGTGGGAACCAGCGGTTCCTACAGTCGCTACGCTCTCGTGGCAGAGGGCGTGAGCAGGGTTACAGACTCCACCACCATCGAGCAGCAGTATGGGAAGGATACCAGTTTCCTGGGTTCCGGAGAGGTGGGCGATGCCACCACGGGCATCTTGGAGACTTCAGACGGCAAGCTCTTCGAGTATGTGAACTATGGCGATGACAACGACATGCCATACACCCTGCAGCAGTTGCTGCGCCGCAACATGGTGGCACAGCGAGCTATGGCTTTCAACGTCCAGTGCTGCTACGGCCAGGGCGTGCGCTTCATGGACCGTGAGACCAAGCAGGACACTACCGACAGCGAGATACGCGACTTCTGCCTGAAGAACTCCATCCACGAGGTCTTCATGCAGCAGGCGACCGATATGAAATTCTTCTTCTGGTCGGTAGAGGTCATCATCCTGAGCCGTGACCACTCCAAGATAGTAAACATCCGCCACAAGGACGTTTCCTACTGCCGCCTGGAGGTACCAAATGAGAAGGGGCGCATAGAGCATGTCTTCTTCGGCGACTTCCGCAACGTCATGTCGCCTGTCCACACCGAAGTCATTCCGCTCCTCGACTTCTACGACCCGCTGGGCGACCTCATGGCGCGCATGGGCAAGGCACCCGACCCATACACAGGCATCACGGGCAAGGCACCCGAGATGGGCAAGGACTGCAAGTTTGCCATCATCTCACGCATCCCGACACCCGGACTGCAGTACTATCCGATACCATACTATGCCAGCATCTTCGACGATGCCTGGTACGACATCTACCGTCTCATCGGTATCGGCAAGCGCTACATGATCAAGAACACGTCCGCTCCTCGCATCCAGATAGAGGTGCACCGCGACTATTGGGAGGAGCTCTGCAACAACGAGGACATCATCGACCCGGATAAGCGCAAGGCGCGTATCCTGCAGGAGAAGGACAACATCATCAACTTCGTCTGCGGACCGGAAAATGCAGGAAAGGCACTCATCACGGGCTACTACTTCGACCCCAACGGCAAGGAGCAGCGCATGGTGCGCATCATCAACCTCTCAGAGGGCAGCAAGAAGGAGGGTGGCGACTGGGCTGACGACATGAGCGAGGCATCCAACGCTCTCTGCTTCTCGCTGGGCGTGCATCCAAACCTCATCGGAGCTACACCAGGCAAGAGCCAGATGAACAATTCCGGCTCAGACAAGCGAGAGCTCTTCATCCTCAAGCAGTCGCTCGAGAAGGCTTGCCACGACATCATGTGCAAGCCTTACCACGTCATCTCCCACTACAATGGCTATGCCGACCGAGGAGTGACCGTAGACGTGCCGATGATAGAACTCACGACACTAGACAAGAATAAGGACCAACAGACATCAATAGTTTCAAACAATAATGGCAAAAATGAAGATTCAAATCAGCAAGGATGACTTCGAGCAGAGCATCCTCGTAGCGACAAGCTCGCACTCTGAGGTGTTCGAGTCTGTGAGACCTCATTTCTATGAGGCATACAACAATATTCAGAAGCGCTTCCTCGGCTACGTTGGTGAGGAAGCGCTGGAGACGAGTGAGCGGCTATCGGCTGCAGTAGTCAAGGCAGTATGCCTGACTGCATTCCTCGGCAACGTTCGACATCTCGACCTGGTACTCACTCCGACAGGCTTCGGAGTAGTTGCCAACAACGAGGTCTCTCCTGCATCATCTGCGAGAGTAGAGGCGCTGATAGAGCAGTGTATGGTCGCTTGCTTGAAGGCGGAGGGCGAAATGATTACCTTGTTGTCTGCAACAGAAGGGTGGGGAAGCAGCCTGCAGGCTAAAATGAGCATACCGCTTCTGGTCTTCAGCATCGAGCAGTATGCCTTCCAGGTGAAGCAGGAGCTATCATCCAAGCAGTGGAAGGATAAACTGTCAGCACTCTACGAAGCTGATGGGGTGATGCGCAGGGTCATATCTGACGAGCAGATGGATGATCTGCTCGAGATGGAGAGAGGAGCCAAGGACAAGGATGACACCGCGGTAGAACTCATCTTCAAGGTGCGCAGATGCATGATCTTTCTGGCTGAGGGTCTGCTGACAGCCTACTCAACAGAGCATGGCCGTCTGCTCCGGTACCTCGATGCCAACCTCGATGAATTCCCATTATATGCGAATTCATCGTCATATAAGGCTAACCATTTCAAAGAGTTCAACAATGAAAAATCAAAACCTGCCTTCGTTTTTAATTCATAAAGATGGTACACAAGAGTTCAATTTCAAGGCACCGTCAACGTGGGCGGAACTTTCAGAGGATCAGTTGCGCTATGTCCTTAGCATCATGTCGACGTTCCAGGATCATACCGTTATCAAATGCTACCTTCTCGCAAGGTTCTGCGGACTTACCGTACATAAGTACACCAGAACCGGGTGGAAATGCAGCGTTAAATGCGATGAAAGCGGTGAAAATGGCGATGCTAAGACTGGAAAAGTGCGCAAGAGAGTCCTATACATCAGCGCTGCTGAAATCCTCTCTCTGCTCAAAAACTTCGATTTCATCGACTCCTTTACGGACTTTCGGCCTCTACAGGTCGCAAGTGACGTTCAGCTGAAGGCAGTAAACAGCCTGCTTCACGAAATCAGCTTCTACGATTACCTCAATATCGAGAAGAACTACCAGCTGTTCATGCTTAAGCAGGAGGACAGATTCCTGCTGAAAATGGCGCAACTCATGTACAGAACCGCAGATGGTTCTACCGATGAAACCGCCAATTTTGAACCTTACGAACTCCTCGGAGTCTTCATGTGGTTCTCGAGTGTCAAGGAGTATTTCGCCGCCAACTTCCCTCACTTCTTCAGACCAGCAAGAGAGGGTGGAGAACTGCGGCGTGAGGACATCCTGCCATCCATGCAGGCGCAGATCAGGGCACTTACCGATGGTGACGTGACCAAACTGCAGGCTGTCTACAATACAGACTGCTGGGCTGCCCTCACGGAGCTTGACAACAAGGCTCGGGAGGCAGAGGAGTTCAAGAAACGCAACAGGCAAAATAGTTAAATTTACAGAACATGACAGAGAAAATCTTCGATTCCATCGCATATTTCAAGCAGCTGGCTACCGAGTGCAGAACCTGCAAGGATTATAATTTTGTCGCAACAGAGTGCTCGGGACCTGACTCCATCCAGGGAGTCATGCAGCAGTTCCGCAAGGCATCCAACTTCATCATGGTGTCAGACACCGTTGACAGCAACACCCATTCCATCGGAGAGGGCTTCTTTGACCGCAACGTCTATACCGTCTGGATCCTGGCAGGGTACCGACGCGATGACATGGCAGACCGAGAGGCGAAAATGAATATCTGCAGATATATCTTCCGCCAGTTCCTCAGCCGCATGCTATACGACAAGAGCCGTGAGGCATACGACGGGCAGATGGAGTTCCTGGACCTCACGCAGGTCTATTCGAGCGAACTGGGCAGATGGTCCATGAATGGCGTCACAGGACTCTATTTCATGGTCACATCTGACGAACCTATCGACATACAGTATGATGAGAGCCTATGGCAGACGCAGCAGTAGACGACCTCCTCAGATATGAGCGAGGCTGGACTAACGCCATGGGCGACTATTGGAGAGAGCGCATGGAGCGGTTGCGTACCATCGATACCGGCCGCCTCTACGCTTCCATCAAGGCGCACCTGGAGCAGGGTTCTGTCACCACCATTGAGCACAACTTCCTGCAGTACGGTATCTATGTAGCTGCAGGAGTAGGACCGGCACATGAGTGGTACAAGTGGACCGAGGCACAGGGAGGCGAGAAAGTCCACCGCATCAACAACGGCGACCTCAAATTCCTGGGCGATGAATACCGCCGAGACAACAATCTCGAGAAACCGAAGAAAGTAGGCCCAGCCTGGGGCGGTCGCATCGCCGGTGGCGAACCTAAAGGCTGCCGTGACTGGTTCTCAAAGAAGTACTACTCATCTGTCATGAAGCTCAACGAGCATGAGGCTAGCTTCTACGGCGACCGGTACAATGGTCTGATGGCATCAGCCCTAACCGAAATCTTCAGGGGCATCGGAGCAGCACGCAACCTCTAGGGAGCGTATTTTTACCGAAAGCATCGGCATATTATCTTTGCAAACAAAAAGTAAAATGGCATACAAATTAGACAAGAGTGCACTTCAGACCCTTTTCGAGGGCATCAGAGACGAGCGTCGCCTGCAGGCCAACACGGCAAACCGCATCGGAAACGCCTTCCTATCGTTGTTGCATTTCTGTGCTGACGAAACCTCCGAAGCCTTTCTCAGCCGCAAGCATGACGATGCAGCCGAGGGCATGATTACCTTTCTCCGTGGGCTCATCTCCGAGCAGATGGCGCAGCTCAAGGCGGGTGCACAGTTCGGTGACTTCGTCTCCGGGCTGTACAACGGCAAGGGCGCACAGGTTGATACCAACGGCAATGCCGAGGTTGAGAGCATCACCGTTCGCACGTACATGAGGGTCATGGAACTGATTGTCAACCGCCTGTCAGCGCAGGAGGGTGACACTTTCTTCACCGAAAGCGACACCATCGAGAGCGTTGACAGTCTGGGCGATGATTGCTATGGCTTACACCTCCGCTCCAAGTATAGTGGATACTTCACAGCTCAGCATGTGGGCAACGTCATCAAGGGAGTGGTCAACAACATCGCCTCGGCAGCCAATTCTGGCACCTCGGCTGATTACTACACCTCATGGATGAGAGTCAACAGCGTCAACGCGGTCAAAAATTACATCGAAGTCACCCTGTATCCTGATGCCGATGTTCCGGCAGGCAAGAACTTCCCTCCATGTGAGCTCATGAATATCGCCCGTTATGGCAACCAGACCGTTGAGTCGCTGCAGAGCTGTTTCTACATCTCCAGTTCCGAGGGGCGCATCGTCAAGCTGACGGGCGTCACAAAGCCGATACTTGAAAATTACAACTACGGCATGGCCTTCGGCGACATGCCTGAGTTCGTCAAGTCGCTCAACCTTCCTATCGTCAAGGGCAGGGATTATCTCTATGCAGCCGGCATCATCACCCAGGATATCATACAGATTGACTATCAAGGCAAACCGGTTGTCGATTATGTAGACCGGGGACCTTGGTCAGAGGCGGCAGACTATTTCTGCTCAGCTCTCAATCCAGAAACAGGCAAATACGAGACTTCCGATGTCTGGTATACTGGGTGCAAGTGGCGATGTCAGAAGACTGGTACCCATACCGCACCAAGGTGGAACAATACCGATTGGGCGATGATAGAGGGCAATCCAGCATTCACCATCGATTTCCTCGAAGACGAGACGCTCTATGATTTCGACAACTTCCGTGCTCCGCTGACTATCGTTGCTACGCTCTACGGCCAGGATATCACATCAGATATCCTCGACAGCGACGTAGCCTGGACCAGATACACAGAGAACAGGGCTGGTGAGCAGAGAGTCACAAGTGACAACATCTGGTCACTCGAAGTCGGTTCCAAGGCAGGCAAGGCTATCGTCCTGACCCAGTCTGACCTCTCCATCGACAGCGAGGGAGTTCCGGCTAAGATTAGATTCACGGCAACAGTTACACTTCGTGATGGTCTGGGCGATGAGGTTGCCCAAGATTCCATCACACTGGAATGTGTTTAATAACATATAAGATGAAATACAAAAGATTAGACTTCAAATACACGCCTCTGCAGGTGAACACATCCAAGACAATATCAGGCAGCGTTCCGCTCGAGCAGACTTATGACGCCAACCAGAATGAGTATGCTCCAAATTACGAGTTGACACCATGCGCCTTGCAACCGGTCGTTGGTATAATCGACAGAGATAACATACTCGAGAGTGGTCGTGTAAATAGTGAACTGACTGATATCGCCTGGTACAGAGTCGAGAATGGTGTGGAGGGTAATGCGCTGGTTTCGACACCCAGAAAGCATGTCATCACCTCGTCCGGCAATGATGCCGGCAAACTGCTCTGGTATGTCAACGCAGCGCCGCAGAAACCGATTCTGCTCAGATTCAAGGCGAAGTATCTGGACATCCGAACAAATAAGGTTCACAGAATTATGATGGACTATTCCATCAACTGCAAGAATGCGACCCTCTACAAGCCGACGCTGTTGCTTTCGAGTGGTGACCGATACTATAATCCGCTTCGTGATACAGACAAGCAGGTCATCAGTGCATCTCTGCGCCTCGGATCAGAGGAGTGCGCTAAGGAGAAGAGGCTGTTCATCTGGGAGATTCTCCGTGATAGAGGTCAGTTCTCTGCCATTACAGCAGATGACCTCGAAATCAAAGTTTCTTCAGATGGTGCATCGGTTACTCTAGACCGCTCGCTCATGGGCAAGCGCATCTGCATCAGATGCAGGGCTAAATTCTCGGCTGATGGCAATCCGGCAAGCGTAGATCTGAGTGATGCTACACCGAACAGAATTGTCAATATCGTCCGCAGGATACCATTCTACGATTACGATATCCTCGACACGGTCGACGAGGTTCTGCCCGACACGAAGGTAGTAAACCCAGCGGCAACCATCTCTGACAATGTCGGAGAAATTGCGAACCCGACAAGAGAACTGCAGGTCCTTTGGTGGATGGCACCGAATAACTCGATACACTTTGAGAACGCAGTCCTTGTCGGACATGGTATGTCTCCGAGCGTACCTACAGATCTGCTGGATCCGAACAGGGGAGCTATCCTTGCTTTGGAAGTTAAAGACCTCGATCCTTTAGCTCTGGCTATGGATGCCGACGGCAAGGTCTTCGTGGACGCAGATGGCAATCCGTTCATTTTTCACTAATCATCATTTATAATATAGTATATGGAAAGATACATCAAGGCAAATCGCAAGGTCGTGGAGTTGCTTCAGCTGACCGAGGACAGAACTGAGCTGCAGGATGGCAATTTCATTCTCTGGTGTCAGGATATCCTACAGCTTGGGGAACCTATCGAGTTCGAGGAGACGCTGTCCAGAATAGGCGCTATCGCTATGGATGGCAAGACCGCCTGCATGGAGCAGGAAGGCAAAGTGTGCAACAAGCTGCCTGTAGCTACAGACAGCAGATTCATCATGACAGAGCAGAGAGAGGAGGCAGAAAATGAGTAGCGCAAGTAAGTCGACAAGCATCAAGTTCATACCAAAGATGGGTACATTTACTCCGTCTATCCAGTCGCCTGACGGAGATATCTACCAGGAGTACCAGAGAAATGGGGATGTCGTGACTGTCTATCCGGATTTCTCGCAGACGCAGCCGAAGCTGTACTTCGTTGTCATCTCATCGAGAACAGCAGAAGGCATCAGTACACCAACCTCCATGAAGTACTTCTTCAATGATACGGAGATTCCTTTCAATTCTGCAGGCAAGTCTACAGGACTGTTTGACGGTCTCTTTGAAATTCTCAGACCAAGTGCTTCGCAATTATATTGGGGACTGAAAATCTGCAACAACCTGGTTAAGGTTTCCAATTATAGCGGCATTACAATCAGGATGGTCGGTACCATCACAGAGCGTTCTGGGCAGCAGGAGGCTACAGATGAAATTCAGGCTAGCTACGATATCCCTGTTGGCCCTTACACAGGAGTCGCCTATCGTGTGACAATTAAGGCGCCGGCTAATGATACGCACAACTTCGTTCTGGGCAGCAAGGATGACAGCTGCCAGCTCGAAGCCAAAGTCACGCAGGGCAACGAAACTCTGACAGCAGGACTATACTACAAGTGGTATAAAGCAGTCAATAGCATCACAGGTTGGGAGCAGATTGCAGGAGCCAGTGCCAAGATCCTCACCGTCAAGGCATCAGATGTTGATTGCACGAGGGAGTTCATGGTGGAAGTGTACAACGACAAGGCCATGGGCAAGGATAATATGCTGGGTTTCGACTTCCAGACTGTCATCGATGCGTCAGATCCATACGATATTGAGCCCAACCCGACACCGGCTGATGAGTCTATCAGCGAGGACGAGTCAGGCAATGGTACTGTGACCTATACTCCGAGACTGATTGTCAGGGGAAAGTCTGAGGCTATCGGTAGCAAGTTCTATTTCACGCTGAAGTCAGGTTCTGGTGTTGTCCTCAATACTGAGGCAGCACGTAAGCCTACTGTCCAGCTGAGTTCATTTGCTGTGACCAGGGCAGACTGCGAGCATGCCGGTTACAGCAGCGTGGCATTAACGATTCAATCAGTCAAGTAGTCTATGACAGTAATAACAAGAACTATTAATTTTATCCGGAAGGCTGTCAAGGGCGAGAAGGGCAGCGTCCTTCGAGGTCCGCAGCTGTGGAATACCTGCAGCAATGGATACAGATTCGAAGCGGGTGGAGAAGGTGAAGAGTGGAAGGATGTTGTCTTATATAATGGCAATAGCTATTCCTGCATCAAGACGCACGTCAAGACAGCAGACAATTATCCGGGTTCTGCAGCTGATCTGAACAACCATTATTGGCGACTGGGTCAGTCTATCGAGCTCATCATAGCCCACATCATCCTCGCCCAGTACCAGATGGTAGAGAACCTGGGTGTCCGAACAATCGAGATGAAGGATAAGAACGGCAATGTTGTCTTCAGAGCTAAGGACGGTAATCTTTATTGCAAGGGTGGCTATTTTGAGAACATTACGGCAACAGGAAATTTCAAATCTAGAAATGAGAAGACCTGGAATGAAATCGAAATGAATGCTGATAAGGGTTACCTTGTTATGCGAGGACCAACTTCAGTTAATGATGATGACTGGGATTTGCCAAGCTCAATTGCAGAGATGACAGACCTTTTCAAGGTTAAATTTGAGACAGATTCTGATTCGCTGAGTCGAATTGCGACAATGGATTTATTTGGATTTGGTGGAATGAAACGGGTGAATATAGATCCTGAATTTGGTTTAAGAATATACTCTGATGAGGGGACAGATGAAGAAAGTCATCTGTTTTTGGGCAAGGATAGTATTGATTATAGTGACGGATTAGGGCACGTGTATCATAGTGATTGGAATAGTTTGCTAAAAAGAATATTATAAATAAATATGGAAGGTAAAAAATTCAACTCCGTGACGAAAGTCACAACCGTCAACAGCAACCAGAGCGTGCTGCTGACAGACCAGAATGGCAATGTCACTAGCATCGGAATGGATGCGCTCAAGGCTGACCTTGCTGTAGGTCAGCATGCCTGGTGCGGAAGAGTGTGGGACACCGCAAACGCAACGCCTAAGGCTGCATCATACATTGGCTCTCTTGAATTGCTGAAGGAGTTGCCATACATCCTCGGGCTTGGCGCATACCTGGTCAAGAATGACCACAGCCGTAGGAAGCTCGACAGCAAGGATCACTACAAGTATGCTACTGGTGAACCAGCAAGGCTGGATGGTACCGAAGGTCACTATCAGTGGGGATGGGGACGTAAATTCTACGTTGTCATCAAGGATATTGGCGGATTGCACTATGAGCAGATTGGCATCAAGCCAATTCCTGGTGAGTTTAATTACGAGATTCCTATCGGCAGTCTCTCTGCTGCAGGATTCGCCACTATGGAGCGAAGCACAGGCAGACTTGTGAGCTATATCAATAATGGAACTGACTATCGTGGTGGAGACAACGATTCGTCTTATGATGGCAAGAATAGGACGCTTCTGGGTAGACCAGCAACTAATCTGACTACTGAGCAGTTCAGAGCTGCAGCACGCAAGAATGGCAAGGGCTGGCTCTGCACAACCATGCGACATACATCCATTGTAGCAATTCTTTTCGGCGTCATCTTCGGTACACATTACGATCAGGATTCCGTCAATGCCAACAAGGATGCCAATGGTCTCTACCAGGGAGGTCTAGGTGCAGGCTTGACGCAGATGCCAGACTGGAGTGGCTACAACGGCTGTAGACCTGTCGCACCTATGAGTGCAGGCATTGAACTTGGTGATTCATGTGGAGAAGCGACCTATGCTGTTAAGAATGATGCAGGGACAACGGTCTATAATGCCAAGATTCCATGTTTCTTCGGCTTAAAGAACGGCTTCGGCAATCTCTGGCGAATGATGGATGATGAGTTCTGTCAGGTCAACAGTGACAAGACTATAACACACCTCGTGGCTCCGTCAATATACGGTTCATGGACCATCGGCAACCCTTCCGGCATGAGGGCGTTGAGCAAGTCACCAGGTGGTTGTGAAGGATATATCAAGACCTTGTCGATGGAACATCTCGAGAACTTCTGTACGCAGATTGGTGCTACAGAGTCAACCTATTCGACTTGCTATTTCTGGAATACGTCAGGAGCTACTTCCGGTTTTCGCCTGTGTCTTCGTGGTGGCTTCGCTAACAATGGTGGTCGGTGCGGTCTTTCGACGCTCCACGTGGACAATGCTGTCTCGGATTCCCGTGTGAACTGCGGTGCGGCCCTCTGCGAAGCAGCATCCGAGTGGTCATTGGAACCAGTGTATTACGAGGCGGCCTAGAGTGGACAGAGGTGTGCTGACGTGAGCAGGAGTGTGCAGGTTTGACCAAGGCTTCCCAGCGGAACCAAGGGCAATCCTGAGCACCCTGCGAGCGTAGCGAGCAAACCCAACCGCCCTTGGGCGGTCGATTTTTTTTGAAATTTCGCTCTTTGACATTCTTTCATTCCGATTTTTTTCAGTACCTTTGCAGGCGGTATTCAAACCAGGCTGTGATTCCTGCGCCGGTTTTCGCCTGTGTCTTCGTGGTGGCAACGCTAACAATGGTGGTCAATGCGGTCTTTCGACGCTCAACGTGAACAATGCTGTCTCGGATTCCAATGTGAACTACGGTGCGGCCCTCAACTTAACAAGATACTGCAGGTTAGTTTGCTTAGCTGCAGTGATTTCGGGAGTCAGGCCTTGCCTCATGGCAAAACATACACTTTAGCAGAATAGCTAGTAGATGATGACAATGGGTCATCCGGTCGAAAGTTAGGACATTATAAAAGCAGACAACAGACACAGACACCGACATTTATCAGACACCGACCTTTTTTTTTATAAATAAAATTTTAAGCAAGTGAAGAGGTTAGGTAACATTTCACAGGCGGTTGAGACTTTGCAAAATTTTCGTGAAGCATTTTTTGATTTTTCGAGGCACAAGAAGTCCCGTCTCTCAGTACAAGCGTTTGAGGCAGAGTTTGAAACAAATCTTCAAGCCCTGCTAAATGCATATGTTCATCAGACATGGCATACATCAGACTATGAGGCCAAGCTGGTTGAAAAACCCAAGCATCGCATAGTCAATAAGTTGCCTGTTGGCGATCATGTCATTCAGCATGCAGCCATGCACACCAGTGAGGATAAATTGAGAGCCAAGATTCCTTTCAACAGTCCAGCGGGTACCAAGGGGCGTGGCACGCATTTCTTCTACAAGATTATCAAGCAGGACATCTATACCTCGCCACAGCAAGACACATTCTATTGCTTGCCCATGGATATACATCATTATTTCCAGAATGTTGAACACAATCTGCTCAAGAGAGAGTACAGACTGTATATCAAGGACCGCAAGCTACTTGCATTCATCGACGAGGTCGTTGACAGCTATGCCAATGGCATTGTGCTGGGCGTCAAGCTTACACAACTTTTGGGGCAACTGTTTCTGGCGAGGTTTGACTATCTCGCCATGCGGTGTTTCGACATACTCCAAGACCCCGAAAAACACGGTTATTGGCAGGCTCGCTACGTCACGGACATGCTCCTCACATGCCGCTCGGAGCAGCAAGCTATCGTTTTAAATGTGGGGGGGTAAAATCCCTCAATGAGCGCTTCGACCGTTTTTGCCGCGAAGGGCTCAAACATTATTATAGATTCATGGACAATATCTTCATCATGCATGAAGATAAGGTCTTCTTACGCCTCATGGCGGAGCTTGCAGTCATGCACTTGGCTAGAGACTGGAAGCTGAGTATTAATAAGAGTTGGAATATTCATCGTACATGTGACGGCATAGACTTCTGTGGACAGAAGATCTTTGCCGACCACGCCCTTTTGCGCAAGCGCACCAAGCAGGCACTCTGTGCCCAGGTGGCAAGATTGCGCAAACGTGGACTTAGCGATGAGCAGATCCGGCGCAAGGCAGCATCCAGGCTTGGCCTAGCCAAACACGCAGATACAAAAAACTTATTAAATAAAATCGGTATGAAAAAGTATGGTCAGATTGTGAAGGCTCGCAAGGGAGAGGTTCCCTTCGAGGGCATGAGCATGGCACAGAAGAAGCATCCAGGCGATATCCTGTGCCACAACATTGAGGACTATGACAAGTTCCTCATCCTCATAGAGGATTACAAGATAGATAAGTCGAGAGTCGACTTCAAGATGGAGCAGGTTGAAGAAGTTGACGACCAGGGCGTCAAGCACATAGTCACCAAGAAGGTGCCTAAGGACCGCCTAGCCATCCGCTTCCGTTTCATCGATCACGTCCGGAAGACAGGACAACTCGATGAACATGGCGATGAGATTGAGGAGCCGGTGTGGCAACCAGAGTCGTGGTGGCTCTTTACTGGCTCAGATATCTTGGTAGATCAGGCACGCAAGGAGTGGGAACTGCTGGACAAGGGCTTCTACACCGTTGCCGCCGAACTCACCAATAAATTTGGCAAGAAATTTTATAAATTTATCTAATGCACAAGAAATTTTATCTTTGCCGCATGTCATACGTAAGATATGACAGCAAGCATTTTCTTCTGTACTTGAGTGAGCAGAAAGTAGAAAACTATCACCCAGACGCCACCATGTCGGAGTCTGATGGCGATAGTAAGACAGTGACAGCATACAGCTACGAGGGCACAGAGATTGACGGCTCCACTAAGATTGAGGCTGAGTCGGCAAGCTATCGCGAGTTCGTGAATGGTCTGGTTCGTACTAAGTACAGCCAGAGCGATGTCGAAGCCATCCTGTGCAACCATGGTGATGGCAACAAGGAGCACGAAACAGAGTACCAGGTATTCCAGGAGTGGAGAGAGCAGGCTAAGCAGATGGCCAGAGAGTTACTCGACCGGGATATCTCATAGTTATCAGATACGGCAGGAGGGAAATCGTTCTTCCTGCCGTATTTTTATATTTCTTATATTATATGTACCTTTGTGCCAGAAAAAATTAGGTACAGATATGCAGAGAAATACCAAGGATTGGATACACTACAGCTCTGCTGGCATAGTTCTGCTTGCTGGCATTGTGCTCGTGTACATCAGCTTTTTTATGTCCCACGACGTCACGTCTAACGTCTTGTGGTACTTTGGGCAGAGTCTGGTTTACGTGGCAACCGTCTTTGGTTTCGCACTGACTTTTGACACCAGAGTTAAAGACATTATCAATAAATATTTCAACAACAAAAATGGCACGCAAGATTAAGAAAATTTTCGTTCATTGTACAGCAAGCCGACAGTCATGGTCTGTCGATGCCTTGCTCAAGGAGTTTAGAGACAAAGGCTGGCATTATCCAGGCTACCACTGGGTCGTAACCGTTGATGGCAAGTACACGCAGCTCATGACAGAAGACCTGCCGTCCAATGGAGTTAAAGGTCACAATTACGATTCCGTCAACGTGGCATACATGGGTGGAATATCCCGCACTGGCAAGGCTATCGACAACCGCACGGAGGCACAGAAACAAGGTTTGCGTGAGTTGCTCAAGGAATTGAGAAACCGCTACCCTGAAGCCAAGATCATGGGACATCGTGACATCTCGCCTGACAAGAACCACAATGGAGTGGTCGATCCATGGGAGCGCATCAAGGAGTGTCCTTGCTTCGACGCAATTCCGGAATATGCCGACATTTAACATCAAGGATTATGCAGAAACATCTCAAGTCAATCATCATGGCCATATCGGTGATATTGGTCATCATCGCCTGTTTCTGGGTTTTTGACCATCGACAGCAGCGAGCGGAGCAGGAACTGAGAGAACAGCTCAATGGGCTGAAACTTCAGTATGCTCCAGCCGAGCGAGACACCATCCGAGACTCGCTCACGGTCATCACGCAGCAGGTGCTGCAGATGCCGGCTGAGGAGTACAAAATTCAGGCCTACGACCGCCAACTGCTCCATGACCTGGACATTCGTCTTGGCCAGGTCTTGGCAGACCAGCGCACGAGTCTGAGTACTGCTGATACGGTCAAGACTGACCGCAGCGACTCAGTCTATACCTACAGCGACCGATGGCTCAGTTTCCGTCTAAATACGGCTGACTCTATCTTGACATACAAGGCGAGAGACAGCCTCCAGACTATCGTCTACAGGCAGTATAAGCACAGATTCCTCTGGTGGCGCTGGGGCACCAAAGGCTATGACGTCAAGGTCATCAACTTTAATCCCCATTCCAACATATTATATAACAGCTATATACAAGTCAACCGATAATGGCAAGACAAGAGGTATATACAACAGTCATCAAGCTCAACTCAGAGGAGGCGAAGAACCGACTCAAAGAGTTAGAGGACAGAGTCGCTCGTCTGAAGAAGGCTAAACAGGAAGCCTTCTCGGCGGGCGATTCCCGTTTAGGCGCATCCCTCGCCAAGGATCTGAAGGCCGCAGAGCGAGAGATGAAGCAATTCAAAAACTCGACCATGAGCGTCAAGGAGACACTCGACAACCTGTCTAGTGCAAGCCTCGGACAGCTGGAGAAGGCTGCAAGACATCTGAAGGGGCAGATGAAGGCAGCATCTGACCCTTCAGACTTTGCAAAATTGGACGCTCAACTCTCCAAGGTTAAGGAGCAGATGCTTGCCCTGAAGGGCGCGACACGCAAGGCTGATGAGGAAGCGAGACGCATGACCGCAACCGTGTCAAATCTGAAACATGCATCTCTCAACGATCTCAACTTTACTGCAGGCAGACTTCGCTCGCAGATGGCCGATTTCGACCCGAGCACAACCATGTACGCCTCTCGAGCTTCGCAGCTGAAGCTGGTCGAGGCAGAGCTGGAACGCATCCGACAGAGCAAGCAGAAGGTGGTCACCCTCATGCAGCAGTATGACAAGGAAATTGACCGCACAAATGTGGATATAAAGGAGACCAAGAGGCAGATGCAGCTCGTCAACAACACCATGGCCAACCTCAAAACCTCATCCATCCGTGACCTCGAATACTCCATCAAGGCACTGAACCAGCAGATGCATGGCATGGAGCGTGGTACCGAGCAGTTCAAGCAGATGGAGCTGAAGGCGAAGCAGCTGAAGGCAGAACTGCAGGCGGTTAGAGCCGAAGGAGTAGCCCAGGAGTCCTGGATTAAGCGCTCTGCTGACTGGTTCAACCGTATGCAGGGACTCGCTCTAGGTGCAGTCGCTGCCATCTCCGGCATCACCTTCACAGTCAAGAAGTGTGTAGAGGAGTATGCCAAGATGGACGATGAGATGACCAACGTCCGAAAATATACGGGGCAGGCAGCCGAAGAGGTTGAGCGCATGAACGAGGACTTCAAAAAGATGGACACCCGAACCCCTCGACAGAAACTCAACCAGTTAGCCGAAGATGCCGGAAGACTCGGCATCACTTCGACTGCAGCAGTTGAGGAGTTCGTAGATGGAGCCGATAAAATCAATGTCGCCCTCGGTGATGACCTCGGCGATAAAGCAGTCTCTCAAATCGGTAAACTCGCCCAGATGTTCGGCGAAGACAAAACCAAGGGTCTGCGAGGCGCCATGTTGGCAACAGGTTCTGCAGTCAATGAGTTGGCGCAGAATTCTTCTGCCTCTGCCGGTTATCTCGTTGACTTCACTGCCCGTGTAGCAGGTGTCGGCAAGCAGGCAGGCTTTACACAGGCACAGATCATGGGTCTCGCCTCTGTTCTCGACCAGAATATGCAGCAGGACGAGACTGCTGCAACCGCAGTTCAGAACCTCCTCGCTAAGATGTTCCAGGACTCCTCAAAGTTTGCAAAGATTGCTGGACTCAATGTCAAGGACTTCGCCAAGACTTTGAAGGAGGATGCCAACGGCGCACTTCTCCAGTTTTTGGCAGCCATGAGAGCCAAGGGCGGTTTTGCCGACCTTGCACCAATGTTCGAGGAAATGAAGATGGATGGATCCAGGGCTACTGGAGTCCTCACCGTCCTCGCAGACAAGCTCGATGACATCAAGACTGCCCAGAACCTGGCAAACGAAGCCTATTCCGAAGGCACATCCGTCCTCAATGAGTTCGAGACACAGAACGAGAGTGTACAGGCTCAACTTGACAAAGCGAGCAAGAAGTTCCTGGATCTCTCCATAGAACTGGGCCAGAAACTCTATCCTGCAGCACGATATTGCATATCTGCTGCCAGTCTCGGAGTTCGGGCACTCTCAACCCTCGTTGATTTCGTCAAAGATTATTGGCGCATATTAATTGTGCTGACAGCTGCCATCGTCACCTATACTGCAGTATCTAAGGCAAAGTTGATAGCAGACAAGGCGCAGATGGCATGGCTCAACATCATGATTCTGCGCGAGAAGGCGCATCTCGTCCTTGTGGGTCTCAAGACATCTGCTCTCAAGACCATGGCAATCGTTCAGATGGCGTTGACACGTGAGATAAAACTGACCACTGCAGCGCAGATGTTGTGGAACAAAGTGTTGTTGGCCAACCCGATCACTGCCGTGATTGCTGTTGTTGCCGGTCTGACAGCCGCAATCGTTACACTCTCTAAAGAGACGAGCACAGCTGAGCAGGCTCAGCGTGACTACAATGATGCCGTGACCGATGCCAACAAGCAGGCTGCAGAAGAGGAGGCATCCATCATGCGCCTCGTTTCTGCCATCCAGTCCAACACCACAGCTGAGTCAGACCGCAAGGCAGCATTGGAGGAACTCAACGGCAAGCTGATGCGTGAGCATCTGGGCAACATTACAGAAGAGGCAGTTCGTACAGGACAGGCTACAAGGCAGATACAGTCCTACATCGACATGATGAAGAAGAAGATCGTCATCGATGGCTTGCAGAAAAAACTGGCAGAGTCTATAGCTAAGCAGGCAGAAAATGAAGACTTGCTTAGCGAAGCAGACAACGACAAGCGTGGCTTTTGGACAAAAGTTTGGGGACGTATTAATCCATTTGCAGGTAGAAAAACAAAGATGCTAAACTTAGCATCTGATAACAGAGAAGCGTTCATGGAGACTGTAAACCACGAAATTAAGAGAGAGAGGCAATACCAGCAGAAGCTCATCGATAAGATTAATCAGCTGGAGTCCCAGCACTTCGAGATCAATGATCCGGAACCATGGCGCAACAATGGCTTCAATGGCAAGGCCAATGATGGTACCATCATTAAGCAGCAGAGTACAGCCGGCACTCATCAGGTTTCAGAAAAAGAGCGCAAGGCTCGTGTCAAGGCAGAGAAGGCAGCTGCAGCCGAGGCACGTAAGCGCCAGGCTGAAGCCAAACGCAAGCAGAAGCAGGCAGCCGATAGCATCAAGGCTGAGACCAACGAACTGATGGCTGAGAACGCCAAAGCATATGCAGAAGGTAAGAAAACCTATCAGCAGTTCATCGATGACAGACAGAGCATCCAGATTAAGGGCTATGCCAAGCTGAAACAGTTGTATGGTGCTGAGAGCAATGAGTACAAGCAGTTACTTGACAACCAGGTCAACGTTGTTAAGCAGCATGATGCTGCCATCCTCAAAATGAATGAGCAAACCATTGAGCGTGAACGCCTCCAAAAGGAGGCTAGCATCAAGGCTCAATACAATGATGCCAACTCTGCTATCTATCAGAATGACATAGCTCTCGATGAAGCCATCTATCAGAATGATGCAGATGCCATGCAAAAGCGCCTGGCACTCTACAATGAGGGCAGCGAGGAGTGGCTGGATCTGAAGGCTGAGATGGAACAGGCTGAGCTCGACCACCAGCTGCAGATGCAGGAGTCATACCAGAACCAGCTGCGTGAACTCCGTCAGCAGTTCGGTAAGCAAGACTTGCAGGCTCAGAAGACCATGTACCTCAATGGCCTTGACAATCTCTACAAGCAGGGATTGATCAAGGAGGAGGAATATCAGCAGATGAAGTTGGAGATAACCAAGCAGTTCGCGGCCCAAAGAGCGCAGATTGATGCTGATGACCATGGAGCCGGTAGCGCTCAAATAAAAATCAATGATAAGTCATCTGAGATGGTCAACAGTGCCAGGGCTGCTGCAGGTGAGTCCCAGTCGACCGGCAATGCAACTTTGGGTGGATACTTCTCCTCACAAGTTGAGAACTATCAGAACACCATGGAGAAGTTGAAGGAGTTGTATGGCAACGACAAGCAGAACCATGCTGCATACATGCAGGCAAAGGCGCAAGTCACCTCAGATTACCTCAATGACCTGGTTGAAAAGACAGCTGTTGTTTATAATGGTATCAACGGTATTCTATCTGCGTCATCGTCATATGCTCAGGCATGCTCTGACCTTGAGCAGGCGAAAATCTCCAAGAACTACGAGAAGCAGATTGCTGCAGCTGGCAACAATTCGAAGAAAAAGAAAAAGTTGGAGGAGAAGAGAGACAAAGAACTGGCTGCAGCGAAGTCAAAGGCTAACAAAAAAGCCATGAAGATAGAAATTGCGCAGGCGATAGCATCTACAGCAATGTCTGCTATCAATGCCTATGCATCTGCTGCAGCTATACCAACAATAGGTTGGACATTAGCTCCTATAGCAGCAGGTATGGCCACAGCTGCAGGTATGATACAGCTTGCGGCTATCAAGAAGCAGCACCAGGCAGAGGCTGCAGGTTACTACGAGGGTGGTTACACCGGTGGCAACCGCTACAGAAAGGAAGCAGGTGTCGTACATGAAGGCGAGTTCGTGGCTAATCACAATGCCGTCAACAACTCATCCATCCGTCCAGCTCTTGATCTCATCGATAGGGCACAGCGCTCCAATACTGTCGGCTCGCTGACCGCTGATGATATCACACGTTCTCTGGGACAGAGTAGCAGTACCGTGGTGGCTCCTGTTGTCAATGTTAACAATGACAACACCGAGGTACGCCAGTCCCTCGATGGTGTCAATGCAGCCGTCAGCCGTCTGACACAGACGCTTGACGATGGCATTGAGGTCGAGGTTCCGATATCTGGCCGTAGAGGTCTGCACCGCAGACTGCAGGATTATCAGCGCATTTTAAACAATAAGTAGTGGAATATGATAACATGCATCATCAATGGCCATAAGGCCTATCCCATTTCTACATCATCCATCAAGGTGACATACGCAAACCAGTATGTCACCGATGATGGTGAGTACACCTATGACATCACCTTCCCCATGAATATCCTGGAGAACCGTGTCATATTTAAGAATGTCTCGCGACTGGAGGTCAAGAAGAACATCGCCAAATACGATGACTGCAAACTGTTCTGTAACAGCCAGCTCATCATGAGTGGTGTCGGTACCATACTCTCCGTGAATGAGAGAGAAATCAAACTGCAGATAGTCGGAGGCAAGTCCCGCATCAAGTTCAACGACCGCATGACCAAGCACTACATCGATGAGATTCCGTTTGGCACAGCTGACAAGCCCGGTTATACAGTTGATAAGGGCTATTCTCAAGGATGGAAAGGTTTTCCGAAGATTAATGACATCTATAGATTGGATGATGATAAATCGAAGTTCCTGGGAGTAGAGGGTAAATGGTGTTTTGTTCCTGTACGGGACGAAACAAATGATATGATTGCCAATTTTGTCGGAGTCGACAAAACGAAAGCATTTATTGGCTACAATGCACCATTTATCGTAAACCCAGCAGTTCAGCCCAACCTGATGTATATCTTCCGTAAGGTAGTGGAATACGAGGGATATACTCTCAAGCGAAACGACTTCGACTGCAAGCCGTGGAACCTCCTGTATATCGCATCGGCCTACAAGACTCGTGAGCTGCGAAGGGCACTTCCTCATTGGTCGAGCTATACTTTTATAGAGGAATTCCGAAAGCTTTTCAATGCCACAATTGTTTTTGATGATATGCAAAAAACTTGTTCTGTTATCAAAAAATCAGAGCTGACAACCGCAGATTCCGTAGCGATTGAGACTCTGGACGAATACACAACGGACTACGACGAAGACGGATCCTTCTCCACGTCATCTACAGCAAATCTGGAGTATAATCTGGGTGATTCTGCAAACAGAGATAACTATGAAGTTATTTCAAAAAAAGTCTTCGAGAATTTTAAAATAGTCCATAGTACAGGTACCTGGGACCCGCAAAATCAGTTCCAAGGGACAACACAGTCATGGTCTGAAAAACAAAAAAGACAGACCATCATTGAGTGTAATGGTAGTTACTACATATATGTAGAGAATGAGGGCGGTTCGAAAACATGGCAGCTGGCAGGCGTATGGTCACCATTAATCAGAGACAGTTCTTCGGATGATTATGTCGATCTGAACATATCTCCTGCAGCACAAGTTGTAGAAGATATCAATTTCAAAACAGCAATCATAGGCGAAGATAATTACTTCGAGAAGCGATGCCTTCTTTCATTACCTAATGATAAGGAGACGGATTCAAAGGAGTGCGATGTTGATGATGACGGCTACAGCTACACATCCGTGCAGGATGCGATAGATGATGAGTCAACACTCGACAAATCCGAAGATGATCAGGAATGCATGAATATATTCTTCATTATTCCAGGGGAAGTACAAGATGACAACAAATTTAGTTGGGTTAGAGCGAAGTCTAGGTGGCCAAAATTCAAAACCGACTTCCGAATAAATAAAGAATATTGTGGTAGTACCGAAGGAGGGTTTGGTGGAAACGGAGGAGGTACCTTTAATGAAAAGTATCCTTACTCTCTGTCGATTTGTACGAAATCTACTAATGATGTTGTAACTCTGGGCTGCTTACATGATAATGGTCTAAGATTAGACAATAAAAACTGCATGGAGGCCAAGTTTAAGTCAGATGACATACCAGATCCATCCAAGATATACATCATCCGCAACAAGAAATATGTGTGCGAGAAGATAGAGATGGAAGTCAAGGACGATGCCATCGAGCCAGTTTACACGGGATATTTTTATATGCTATCATAATATATATAATAAGGTGGGGAACAGTTAGCTCTCCACCTTATTATATTATAGGATACCCTGATAGTTCTTGATATACTCATTCGCCTTCTGTATATCCTTAGGAGTATAGATGTCTGTGATGAGTATGGATGAGTGTCTCGCCTGGTCTCTGACCGACAGGACGTCGGCATTGGCCCGCAGCATATTGGTGATGCCTGTGTCTTTCAAGCTATAGAACTTGAAGCGAGGTGAGAGCTTCAGTTCCTTCCTCAGGACCCGAGTCCAGTAGTCTCTGAACATTTTCTCATTCTTTCTTTCAGATCCAGGCATGAACCCGTCAGAAAAGAGGTAGTCCTGCCCTGGGTGTGAGAAGATGTTGAGTTCCAACATCAGCTTGATGACATGAGTCGGCAAGGTGATCACGGCATCATTGCCGTTCTTTGTGTTCTCGCCATGTAGAGTGATTGTCTGAGTCTTTACATGAATATCGCAGATTCTGAGATATGACATCTCTCGAGGGCGGATGAAGAGGTAGTGGATAATCTCACACGCCAGCAGATAGTGCCTGTTATGCTCCATCAGATAATCTCTGATGAGCTGCATAGTGCAATCCGGTATGACATCTCGGCTTTTCTTCTGCCTGTTCTTGATACGTTCCAAACCTTCTGTTGGGTTCTTGGGTATATAGCCTCGAGCCAACAGATAAGCTGAGAAGCTCTTAGTCCAGGCAAGATAGTTATTGCGGGTCAGTACAGTATTGTTCCGGTCGATGAAAATGTAATCCAGAAACTTGCTCACATTACTTTTGTCCCATTGGTAGGAGTAGTTGAGAGTTATTCTTTTCTCTTGCTTCCATTTTTCCAGGATTCTGAGACGACTGCTATAGTCGACATAAGTCTCCTCACGCATACTACCCTCGTTGCACATTTTGGCCAGATAAGACTTATACCTGTCGAGAACGTCATCCCATTTTGTATATTCCAGGGGCTGCAGCTCCTCAATCCAAGGATTCCATCCTGCCATAAGTTTCTCGGTGAGTTTTTTAATAACCTGGTCGGCATAGACACGTTGGTTCCGCTTGCCCTTGACATGGTCAAGCATAATTTTTTTCTTTCTCATGCGGTTGACTCCTGGATCAAACGCCAAGAAGGAGATATAACATTCTGATTTCTGATGCAAAACTGGAGGTTTCCAGCCAATGACACTGCTAAGAATTGTGTCATTCGAATTTGGAGCATAATTTTTTTTAGCCATATCTTAATTTTTTTCAGATACAGCCTATTATTTATAATTTGTATAGGAATGATACCGAAATTGTACCGACCATTTTGACCACGACCAAGGCAAATCCTCAGTGTTTACGGCACATCTGACGGCTTTTGGTCGGGATTACTGGA